TAAGTACTGAAACTACTGACTGTTATCAAGGAACAATCAAAGTTAACGGTGTTGCAACTCAATATTTTGTATGGGCAAATAGTTTTGATTCTTTTAATACGTGGTTTGAATCTTTAACAAATCCTGTGTTACAAAACATACAATTTTCAAATAAACTTTACGTAACGGTATAACCAAAATGATTTTTTTTCATTTTGACACTATTTATTAGTTAAAATAACCAATTTTTTCATGCAAGAAAATAAATCATTAGTACAGGAGGCACTCATTCAAATGAAAAACGTTGAAGAGGCTATTGCCGAAAATGCAAAAGGAATACTTGCTTCAACTATGAAGGAAGAAATCAATCAATTAGTAAAAGAATCTCTATCAGAGCAAGACGAAGATGAGGTTGATTTAGATGTAGATATGGAAGACGATGACTCAGAAGAGTTTGATGTTGACATGGATACTGATAACGAAGATGAAATGGACATGGATTTTGACATGGACATGGATTCTGACGAAGAAAGTCCAATAGATTTAACTGACGCATCTGACGAAGAAATTCTTAAGGTATTCAAAGCTATGGGTGAAGAAGACGGAATCATCGTTAAAAAAGATGGTAACGATATTCACTTAACAGATAGTGATACTGATGAAGAGTATTTAGTTAAGCTTGGTGAATCTGAAGAAGACACAATGGATGAAACTATGAATATAGAAGAAATCGACGAAATGGATGTTGACACAGAAGATGTGATTAACGCTATTTTTAGTAAAGACGGTGACGCTTCAGATATCGAAGTAGACCAAGATGAAGAAGTTATGTACGAAATTGAATTCGAAGAAGACGATGACGACATGATGGAACAAGAAGACGATGACGACATGATGGAACAAGAAGACGATGACGACATGATGGAATCAGATGATGATGACATGATGGAACAAGAAGACGATGACGACATGATGGAAGAAGAAGATGATTTGGACGAATCTTACAACCAAAGAAGAGCTGTTAGAGAGGCGAAATCAACAATTAAACCTAAAGGTGTTGGAATTGGGTCTGGACCAAAATTCACTTATAAAGATAAAGCTAAAGGCGGATTCGATGATAAGAAGAAAGAAGGACCAAAATCAGTTGGTACTGGTAAACCAAAATTCGAATACAAGAAAGGCGAAAATATGGAAGGAAGTTCCAAAGTTGTTAAGGCAGAAACAAAAGAAGGTGATTACGGAATGAACAAGGGTGATAAATCTAGAACCATGAAAGGTAAAGAAGATTACACTACTAAAAAAGGTGACACTTTAAAAAGAAAAGCTTTCGAAAAGGAAGAAACTAAAGAAGCTGCTAGAACTTATGGATTTGGTTCTAAAGAAGGTAGAGGATTAAGAAAAGGTATTACTAACAACAGAAATTATGTTTACGGTAATAACGGAGTAAAAGTTGAATCTACTAAAGAAGAGGTTAACATGTTGAGAGAAAAGAATGAAGAATACAGAAAAGCGTTAAATATTTTCAGAGAAAAGCTTAACGAAGTTGCTATCTTCAACTCAAACTTAGCATATGCAACTAGATTGTTCACTGAACATTCGACTACTAAAAAAGAAAAAATAAATATCTTAAGAAGATTTGACGATGTTGAAACTTTAAGAGAATCTAAAAATCTTTATCAGTCAATTAAAGGTGAATTATCTAAAACTGACACAAAAACAATGAATGAGTCAGTTGGAACAAAATTAAACAAACAAGTTTCAACAGGTTCTTCAACTACACTAATTGAATCAAAAACTTACGAGAATCCTCAATTCATGAGAATGAAAGATTTGATGAGTAAATTAGGGTAATAAATAAATTAATAAAAAAACAAAATACATTTTAAAATGGGAGCATTATTAGAATCAGGTCTTGTTGGTAACATTGGGTTAAAACACCTTAAAGTTATTAAAGAAGACACAATCAACAAATGGGACAAATTAGGATTCTTAGAGGGTCTTAAAGGTCACATGAGAGAAAACGTTGCACAACTTTATGAAAACCAAGCATCGTATTTAATTAACGAAGCATCATCTACTTCTGATACAGGAGCATTTGAAACAGTGGTTTTCCCTATCGTTAGACGTGTATTCTCTAAATTATTAGCGAACGACATCGTTTCTGTACAAGCTATGAACTTACCAATTGGTAAATTATTCTACTTCGTACCTAACATTCAGGCTTACCAACCAGGTACTTCTGAGCACTACGCACCTTATGGTTCTCCAAACCAAGCTGCAGGTCAAACACCAAACAGTGGTTATGACTATAACAACACTAAAGACCTTTACGATAGATTCTACGAAGGTAACGAACCAGCTTTAGACCCACCAGGTTTATTTGACTATTCTAAAGGACAATATTCAGCTATCACTGCAAACGTAACAACAGTTTCATGGTTAGCAGACCAATTAGTTCCTTCAGCTTATACTCAATCTGATTACAGAAAAGTATTAATAGTTATGTCAGGTTTTGCAACTGCGGGAGCAGGTAAATTAATCGGTCCTGATGGTCAACCAATGGATAATGAAGCTTTCTTATCTGATTTAACAATCTATGGTGCTTCTGGAAACACAACAACTTCAGCAAATACAAACAATCCTTATTTATTCAGAGTTGTAACTCAAAGATATGGTAAAGGTATTGTACAGTACGGTAACAACAACGATACGTTAGTATTCCCTAACAGTAAAACTGACGGTGGTCAATACGACAACGTATGTGATGCTGAAGGAAAAATCTACTTAGAAGTTGATTTACAAGTACCAGTATGTATCACTTGTGGTGGTTCAATGGACGGTTACACAGGTTCAACATTCTCATCTGAAATCACATCTAACTCTCAAGCATTCAGAGCTACTTATAGAATCTATAAGAACTTAGAATTTGAAGATAAAATTGGTGAGGTTTCTTTTGACCTTATGTCTGTAACAGTTTCTGTAACTGAAAGAAAATTAAGAGCACAATGGTCTCCAGAAATGGCACAAGACGTTGCGGCTTTCCACAACATCGATGCTGAAGCTGAATTAACAGCTTTATTATCTGAGCAAGTTGCGGCTGAAATCGACCGTGAAATCTTAAGAGATTTACGTAAAGGTGCGGCTTGGAACTTACGTTGGGATTACAACGGATGGAAGCGTCTTGGTTCAAGTGCAGTTCCTTACACTCAAAAAGACTGGAATCAAACATTGATTACAGCTATCAACCAAATTTCGGCTCAAATCCACAAATCTACCTTAAGAGGTGGAGCTAACTGGATTGTTGTTTCTTCTGAAATCAGTGCTATCTTTGATGACTTGGAATACTTCCACGTATCAAACGCGGCTCCTGAGCAAGACCAATACAACATGGGTATTGAAAGAGTTGGTACATTGGCAGGTCGTTACCAAGTGTATAGAGACCCTTACTTCCCACCAAACCAAGTGTTGTTGGGTCACAAAGGTACATCTTTACTTGACACAGGTTACATCTACGCACCGTATGTACCTCTACAATTAACACCTACAATGTATAACCCATTCAACTTTACACCTATCAAAGGTATTATGACACGTTACGCTAAGAAAATGGTTAACAACCGTTTCTACGGTCGTATCACAGTTGATGGAGTTAGAACATTCGACTTAAGAGAATTGAGATAATCAATATCTTACCCTATAAGAAAGGAGACAAGAAATTGTCTCCTTTTTTTGTTTACAGAAAAATTAAATCGTATATATTTATTAATAGATTTTAGTTTATCAGTCCCCAGCCTTAATAAGCTGTTGAGTATTCACGGACACAAAGGTATTGGTAACATAGTCATTAACTATTTTAAAATTAAAAAAAAATGTATTACACAACAACTAGCGTGAGCAAGCCGACTGCTCACATTACAAAAAACAAGTCGCGTCTTAAAATCTACAACGGTAACACCGTATTCCTTAACGATAAGGATAATTTTGAATTAGAAATTCACAACCCAACACAAAAATCAATTCTTTGTAAAATAAAACTGAATGGTGAGTATATCTCAACAAGTGGTATTATTGTTAAACCAGGTCAAAGGGTCTTTTTAGAACGTTTCCTTGATTCAAATAACAAGTTTGAGTTCAGTACCTACGAAGTAAACGATACGTCGTTAAACAGAGA